ATGATTTCACAAGTATGCCTCCATCAACAAGTGTGTCGATATCATCAAGATCAGTTGCTGAACTTATATTTAATCACACTAGATTATCTGGCAGTGGAACAAATTATTCGCTAGAAACTACTGGCGGGGATGTGTATGCAAGCGGCACGTTAACTGCGACTGGAGATATATCAGTTGGCGGTCTCCCGCATAACACTAGCTTCTTAGCAAAAACTACAGCTTTTCAGACTGGTTATAGATCAGACAGATATAGTGGAGGAACTAGATTCGGCTCAACTAATAGTGCGTCTTCGTCAACACGACTTGCCCAAAATGTCTCAAGTCTTGTTGCAACAACACAGTATAATACTCCTAACTTTAATGCAAGCTTTGCATTAAACGGTACTGGAACTGCTTGTGGTTATAATATTAGAAGACAAAATACGGGAGTGGTGGTGGCCAGCGGTACCGATTCAATCTCTCCTGTGGCAAGAACGGTGACTAGAGGTTTCTCTTATAGAATAGAGACTGAGCAAAGATATGATAGCATTAGAACCGGGACACAGTATGCTTTTGGTTCTAATTCTACATTTGGTATAGCAAGATTAAATTCCGCATACATCTTTGCTCAGTCAGCACAATAGGGTTTATGGTAGAATATACATATGGATGAACAGCAAATATTAGATAAAGTGAATTATTTCTTACAAGCTATTAGTGGGGTAATAACTCCAGCTGATAAATATAGAGCTTCAATTATCCCAATACAAACCGTTGATGTTGATGGAGTTTTAACTGACCAAGCTAAAGAAGGAATTGTTACTATCTTTAGTTTTAATAACGAAGATTTAGAAAGAATAAGTAATTATTTTAATAAAATAACTTCTTATGTATTATCAGGGAATAGTTTGGAAACTTTTATAGACCAAGAACTTGAAAAGTTAGATGGTATGGTATAATAATAGAATGTCTAGAATAAGACCAAATGGCACGGAAGAGCAAATGACATCTCAAATTATTCAAAATGATGATTCTGGTTTAGATGTAAATATTATAATTGCAACTTTCCAAGAAAAACTTAGCAGCTTAATGACGGAATTAGTTATTAAAGAAGCTACAATTAAACAACAATCAAACATTATAAGAAAACTAAAAGGACAAAATTATGAGTGATGCAGTAGAAACAACTGAAGAAAAAAAAGATTTTTCTGTAGAGATTAAGATCAGTGAACAGAACCTTTCTTATAGAAGCGACTTCGCTGAAGCTGAAACTGTTTTTTGGCTTGAAGCAGTAAAAGATCTTATTATTAAGAATGCTTTCAATAAAGCTGGTCTTGAGCAGGGTAACTAACTTATAAAAATATAATCTAATAAGTACTATTCTATTAGATTTATACGGGAGCCCCAAATGCCATTATTAGACTATTTACCATTTCGTCAAATAGACGACTTTAACAGTGGTAACTTTGTAGCAAAAACTATAGAGCCTGAAGACGTAGGTACTTTAGGTAAGGTCATGAGAGTGGCATCGCTTGCCCTTGGTTATCACGGTTCAGTTTACTGGTATAATACTAGAGCAACATTTGAGCCATCGCCATACGACTTTGACAGAATTATGCAGGCGGTAGATACCGACTCATATATCCGTCAAGCGATGAATAAATATAAAGATTTATTCTGGAAAGAAAATTGGCAAATAGTTGGCGAAAATCCTGAGGCAGTAGCTTACCTATATCAAAGAATAGACTTCTTAGAAATGACCATGAAGAGACCATTCTTGGATTTCTTGATAGAAGTTTCCGATCAACTCTTTAAGTACGCTAACTGTTTTGTGGTTAAAGCTAGAGGAGATATTTCTGAATATTTCCCAGATAAGTTAAATCCAGTTTCAGCTGAACAAACAGTCATAGGATATTATTTAATTCCAACAGAACAAGTTAGAATTCTTAGAGATAAATTTAATAGACCTAAGTCATATGAGCAAAGAACTGATCCTTTAACTTATTCGCCTTCTGTTAAGACTCCAGTTTGGACGGCCGATAGAGTTATCCATTTGCATTTTGACAAAAAAGCTGGCAGAGCTTTTGGTACACCATTTTTGACAAACGTTTTGGATGATGTAATTGCCCTAAGACAATTAGAGGAAGATATTCAAAATCTTGTTCACAGAGAATTATTTCCTCTTTACAAATACAAGATTGGTACAGCTGAGCAACCAGCGGAGCCAGAAGAAATATCACGTGCCGCAGCAGAAATTGAAAACCTTAGAACAGAAGGTGGTTTGATACTTCCGTTTAGACATGACATTGATGTTGTTGCTTCAGGTAATCAGTTGCTCGATGCTTCAAAGTACCTTGAGCACTTTAAGGAAAGAGTTGCTGTTGGCCTAGGTCTAGCTCCTCATCACCTTGGGATGATGATGAACGGTGGCAATAGATCAGTAACAGACAGATTAGACGTGGCCCTTTATGACAAGATTAAACAGTACCAAAAACAATTCGCTGAAATTGTTAGAGTTAATATTTTTAACGAACTATTGTTTGAGGGTGGTTTTGATCCAATCAAGAACCCAATTGAGAGTGATGTATCAGACCGTTGTTACTTTAAGTTTAATGAAATTGACGTAGATACTCAAGTTAAAAAAGAAACCCACGTAATACAGAAGTATACAAACTCTATTATTTCTTTGTCTGAGACTAGAAAAGAATTAGGCCTTGATCCAGAAATTGATGAATCAGAATTGTTTGGCGCTATACAGGCTAGAATCCAAATGGACATAGCTACCCACCAAGCCGATGTCCAAGCTGCTATAGCGCCTCAACAGAGTGCAACGACTAAGACTTCAGCAAGTGATGGCACTACGCAGACTGCGCCACCAAAACAACCTAAGTCTACAAACCTGCCTAACAATACAAAGGGGCCAGGTAATATTATTAGACCGACAAATCAACAGGGTACAAGAACGTCTCCAAACATTAGAAGAGCAGATGATTTAAGTTGGTTGTCAGTAGTTGAAAATCTTTTGGAAAAAGAGTATACTGTTATAGAGGCAGATGACTTAATGTCAAATATTCCAAAGGATGATGATGGGCTTAATAATTAATTCAGAGATTAGCAAGCAATTCTTGCTAGAAGAAGACGCTGTTAAAGGTTTCAAGAAGGCAGTTGCCAATAATCAACAACAACTTGCTTTGAGGGTTCTAACAGAAATAATTGATACTTTTATGGAAGCGTTTGATCTTCTTATTGAAACAGAAGATGACTCAGCAACTAAAGAAGAAGTTGTAAAACCAAAGGTTGAAGAAGAAAAAAAACCAGCAGCAAAAAAAGCTGAGCCAAAAGAAGAAAAAGTACAAACTGAAGAAAAATGAAATTAATAATTGGCTGTCCAATTTATAAAAGAGATTGGATTCTTCCGGAATGGATTAGATGTATTATTAATCAATCCATTGACATGAAAGATGTTGGTTTGATTTTTGAAACATCACCTGATGATTTTGAAACTACTAACTCTTTAATAACTTGGAAAAGATTAGATAAAAGATTCCAAACTTTTGAGATTAATGAGAGAAAAGATATACCTCATTTTGAACACGAGAACAATGGAAGACAGTGGACTATGTCTAAGTATCATAACATGGTGTCTTTAAGGAATTCAATACTTCAAAGAGTAAGAGAATATCAGCCAGATTATTATCTAAGTTTAGACTCCGATATTTTGTTGCAAAATCCTAATACGATAGAGTTATTAATAGCTCATATTAAAGATGGCGCAGACGCAGTTTCGCCTTTGATGTTTATGACGCCTATGGATTCAAGATTTCCTAGTGTGATGAGTTGGAAAGACGAAGATCACAGTGTAGCTTATAGAAAGGAAAAATATCCTTTAGGGGATTATTTCCAATCAGATGTTATTATGGCTGCAAAAATGATGTCTAAAGATGTTTATAATAATGTGGATTATCAGTTTCATAAACAAGGCGAAGATCTTGGCTGGGCAAAAAACGCTACAGAAAAAGGTTTTAAATTATATAGCGCATCGTACATCTATGCCCCACATCTTATGTCTAAAGATATGTATCAGCAT